CTACGGCGCACAGATCGGCTCCTCGGGCTACGGCGCAAAGATCGGCTCCTCGGGCGACGGCGCAAAGATCGGCTCCTCGGGCGACGGCGCACAGATCGGCTCCTCGGGCGACGGCGCACAGATCGGCTCCTCGGGCGACGGCGCACAGATCGGCTCCTCGGGCGACGACACAAAGATCGGCTCCTCGGGCGACCTCGCAAAGATCGAAAGCGAAGGTAACAATGCTGTTGTAGCAGCCATAGGTATAGATTCAAAAATAAAGGCAAAGAAAGGTAGCTGGATTACCCTCGCTGAATATGGCGAGGATCTGAAACCAGTGTGCGTAAGGTCTGCACAGATCGATGGGAAATCGCTCAAGGAGGATGTTTTCTATCAACTGAAAGGCGGCGAGTTTGTCGAAGCAGCAGAATAACAGCAAATATCATCCACAAGTAAATCTTTACCAACATGCAAACCTTCTTTTCCGAAAGCACAGTCAAAAGTCTGTGGGGCACGCTTGCGGGCCGCCTCTGGCGTGCGTGGTACCGCCTCAAGAGCAAGGTGCGCCGGATGATCGACAAGTCCCGCCGCCGGGCATATAAACTCCAAAACCGACCCCGTGTCTATCGGGTAGAAATTCGATAGGACTTATCGTAATTTTCTCATAGTCGGCATAATAAAAGTATGTTTTTTGCATAATGAAAAACTTTCGTATCTTTGGAAATATGAATAACTCAGATGTTATGCAGGATATTAGGCTACATATTCATATTGAGGATACGCAACCGATGGAACTGCTGGATTTAACAAGTTCTCTCGTCGCGTTGAATAATCAGTATGTGGCTTACCTCAAAAAGCATCCCGAACAAAACATAAACAGCGATGCAAAGCTATATGTTAAAGAGATTCGGCATGGGAGCGTTATCGTGGAGCTTATCGATACTCTGGCAGTTGCCGTGTTGCCGTTTATGGAAAATGCCAATTCCATCATTGGTTTTGTCGGATATTGCAAAGATGCGATAAAATACTTTTTAGGGAAAAGAGCTGATAATCCGGGCTTGACGATTTCCGACTGCCGAGACTTCGGCAATTTAGTAAATCCGATTGCGGCGGATAATGGAGCTGTAATCAATATTGGGACATATATCAATGGAAATATAAACGTCGGATTGCAAGTGGATAGCATTGAATCTAATGCAATACAAAATGCCATAAGGAAAGAAATAGATAAACTATCGGCACACGAGCAAACCGACATCCACAAGAATGTGCTAATGACATGGCAGCAGGCCAGCAGCGACATAAAAAACAATGCCAAGAACAGAGGTGTTATTGATAGTATTTTCCCGGGTCATGCAATGAAAGTATTGTTTGACGATGAAAATATAAAGCGGATGATGTTGTACGGAGAAGACAATCCACTAACCTCGGTATATGTGGTGGACGTTAAAGTGGAAACGTCACAAAATAAGCCCGTTGCATACAGAATAGTCAAGTTTCACGAGATGTTCGAATCATAGTAAATTCCTACATCAACTTTGAAAAGGTGTCGATTTCGATGCCTTTTTCTTATTTGTTATTGCAAGATAAAAAATGATTTCGTATATTTGCCTTGCCAAAGACTCACGGTAACGTGATTACAAGTACATACGAACGCTATTTGAGGCGTGTCCCTGTTGCACTTCTACTCTACGTAGTCGTGGGTCTTTGGCGAGATTAGGGGGCGCGTCTCTCTTTTTGTATATTTTTGTTAAACTAACTTGTGTTCAATTAAATGCCAAAGACCGACACGAGTAGTAAGGTGAATAACAGTACCCTTACTCCGGCTGTATTCGACGTACAGCAACAAATCCATTACAAGTATCTGTACAGAACTCATCTCTTTCGAGTTGGCTTTTCAGAGCATCCCGAAACCTATCTTGTTAATATTAGCGGCACAACACTCGACGATCACAAGGTCGAGGTATCTCGCGTCTATGATGAGCTCCATCCATTGATGGCCATAGGACGTGCCGTTACGGAGTTCTACGACAACTATGTATGCGGCCGTATCGGCAGCATCATTATCAAACAACGAGTTGTCAAATAACCAATTCAGCTATGGCACACGTAATAACGCTTGCCGTTGTGATCGCACCGATCGCAGCGGTGTTCAACTGGGTGCTGTCCAGGCCCCGGCGTATGCGGATCACCCGCTATCTGTTGAATGAAATTTTCGAACAGCGATGAATACAGACTTGCACACAACAAAAGGCAATGTATCATGCCATCGGATGTATGACGAGTACATCGATTATCCGAGTATCGAGTGGGATAAGGGACTGCAAGCGACAAGTAAGTCCGAATGTCCCGCTCCATCGGATCAAATCCCTTATTTTCGGATCGGAGCTGCAATCTATCGGCAGGTGGCCGGAATACTTCAGGATATGCTCGGTGATCGTAATTATCTGTCAAATGTAAAGATCGATTGGGAGGATGAGGACGGCAATAGTTACACCTTTACGGACAGCTCTGTTTGGGTGTATCGTAAGAGGGTCCGATTCCCGGAAGGCAGTATGGAGGTCGTCGATGACTTGGGTTCGGGTTGGTGGGAGTTTCACAGTTATACGCCCGAAGGTGACGAGAAGATCAACGATTTTCAATTCAGCAAACTCAAGGAATATATCTGTTTAACCGAATAAAACATGTGAAACAAATGAAAACGAGAATCGAGATTTACGAAATCGACCGCCCGCAAAACATTGTTGCCTCGGGTTCTTGGAATAGGCAACTCTCGACTGCCGAGATACGCAAGGAAACCAAATATATGATGCGGTATAGCGATTCTAAAAAGTTCGCATCACGAGTGATAACCGATAGAGATTGAAAATATGGAACTGCGTAAAATATCCGAAGAACAGAAAAGATTACTGGATCGGCCGCTGCCTTCAGAGGCAATATCGCCGCATCCGACAAAGAACTACTTGTCCACGATCAAAGCGATCTACGTTACCGAGCGTCTGAATGACGTGTTCGGAGTAGGTAGCTGGCGTGTCCGCTCCGAACAGGTTGCCCGTGACAATAAGATGGTGGTTGTCAAGGTAACGTTCGAGATACCTGAATATGGTATCTATTATGAATGTTATGGAGGTAACGATAACTCAGATTTGGGTGATGCCCACAAGGGGGCTACAACCGATGCTTTGACAAAGATCGGGTCCTGGCTCGGGATTGGTGCCGATGTATTCAAGGGTAAATCGCGCAATATGTCAGCAAAATGCGCGGCAGCTGCTCCGGACCCTCTCGCTTCGGCCCGGCCCGATACACCCCGGGCAAAACATCGGATTACGACAGATATGCTTGACGATCCGATCAAGTGCGATTGTCTGCTTAATTGGGGTTATGACTTATGGACCGCTTCAGGCTATGCGGCAGATTTCGATATTGCCGCACGTCTTCTGAAATCTTATGACGCCGATACTGACGTGCTTAAACGTTATGCGGCTTTGTTCAATTCTTATAAGATGGCTCGGCATGGAAAATAATTCATTATTGCTCTGTGAAACGGCCTCGGTCAGTGAATTGACCTCTCGGGCGGTCAGGGCTGTCGTAAACGGGGATATTGACCCGATAACGGCCCATATCAATATCAGCAGGATGGAAGCGGCAATCAAGGCGTTCAAGGATAATGAAGAGATCCGGGACATCACACTCCGCGAATTATCCCAATACGGGAAATCGCACCAATTCGGGGATTGCCGGTTGGAAGAAGCCGAGGTCGGTGTCAAATACGATTATGCGGATTGCGGTGACAGTAAGTTATATGATATGTACGCAACTCTTGAATCCTTGAAAGCTGACATTAAAGAGCGAGAAACAATGCTTCGACAACTGCCTGTTTCCGGGCTTGCCGATCCCGAAACGGGTGAGATGCTTTACCCGCCCGTTCGAAGTAGTAAAACGAGTATCAAAACAACATTCAAAAAACAACCGTAGCTATGTCACAACTTATCAATGTATCGATTTGCGTTTCGGATATTCCCCGCGACCAGATCAAAGTTGCCAATAATGGCAAGAAGTATATCGCCGTATGCGTTTCGCAGCTCCGGGAACCGGATTCCTACGAAAATACCCATTCGGTATTTATGCGTCAGACTAAAGAGGAGAGAGAGGCGAAAGCACCTCGTGTTTATATCGGCCGGGGTAAGGCCATAAACTTCACTTCGGCACCGGTTACAGTGGAGAATATCGCGGATATGCCTTTGGCAGATAGGGTAGATAATCTTCCATTCTAATATTCGGAATCCCATGATCGGTTATGAAATCAAGTCTTGGGAGATTCGGCAAATAGTACGTATTCTGCGTGACCTGGAGTTTTGCGATGCCTCGACTATCCGAGGACTAAATGCTATCCGTATGGGTAGAATCCTGTATAAAAAAATAATTAAACGCCATGCAAAGAATCGAACAAATACGGAAGGAAGCTCGGAATATTCAGATGGCTCTTGAATGTATGAATAATCCCAATATCGAAGCCATGATAGAGCGTTTGGACCAGCTGGGTGTTTACTACGCTCGCAGCGGTGAATTGTTGAGTGAGGTTGTCGGAATGCGTGACGCTGCGGTGGCCAGGTTGTTTCACGATGAAAAAGAAACGATTATCAGTTTGTCTCCATCGTTGGCGACAAAATTGGTGAACAGTTCTGCTTCGGAGCTGAATGCTTTAGAAAAGTGGTTGGACCGCATCAATGCATCTTGCAAGCATCAGTGCGACAACCTTCGGACTATGATAAGTTACGAGAAAGAACGCTTAAAATTGTAAATAAAGAAGATGATTGAAGTGTTTGATAAACCACCGAAATAATACAATGATATGGCCAATATTAGGGTCGGATTAAGCTATTACAGCGTCGATACGGATAGATATTTGGATATTCGGATAAGGCGGCTTGTTAAGGCTTTCGGTTGTGACGGTATTGCGGTTTACGACTACTTGCTATGTAATATATACCGGGTAAAAGGCTGTTTTGCTGCGTGGGACGAAAGTACTGCCTTCAACGTGGCTGAATACCTCAGGTTAAAGGAGTCGGTTGTTTTGGAGATTGTTCGGTACTGCGGTGTTGTGGGTCTTTTCAATAAAGAACTGCTCTCTCGTGGGATCATAACGTCGGCAGCCATCCAAAGGCGATATATTGACACTTGCATACGAGCGAAACGCAAGAATCTTGAAATACCGGAATTTTGCCGCATTCTTCCGGAAGAAACAGCCAAACTTCCGGAAGAATCGCCGAATACTCCGGAATTTTGCCGCGAAGTAAAGAAAAGTATTATATCTTCTCCTTACGTCGAAGATATAAATAATCCCCCCTTATATCCCCCCGAGGGGGAAGAAGATTATATTCCGACTGAATTTGTGACGTTGTGGGATAAGTTCAAGGGAAAGCGCAAGTCGCTTACCGATGACTACAAGGACTTTTGCAAAAAGACGGAGGGACTGGTTATAGATTATGTTAAATTGCAACGCAGCGCTCAATTTGCGAAAAATGTTTATTTCCAAACGTGGTTAAACGACTTTTTCCCGAAAAAATCCAGGCGTAATATAGATCTCTCGGCTGTCGAACCTGCGTTCCAGCCTATCATGGCGGATTGGCTTGCTTACAAGTCTGAACGCGGACAGACCTATCGACCGCTCGGATTACAGCGTTGCTATGTACGCCTGCTGACGCTTTCGGGCAACGATGCGGCCAAAGCTCGCCGTATCGTGGACTTCTCGATCGCCAACAACTATTCGGGGCTGTTCCCTCCACATGACCAGGACAATTCGGCAAATCGCCATCCGGCAACGGACTATCACGCCCAACCGGGCCAAACGTATGAAGACTTCTGACAATGAACTACGATGAAATCCTGAAACAGTTGAAAATCGAAGGTAATCCTACGCCTTGCGCCCGTTTCACCTTCAGTATTCCGAATGCGAAAGAAGAGTTGGTGACTGCGATGTCCGCAGTTCTGGGAGCTATGGGCGAACGGTTTGTCTGGTTGCCGGAATACGACAAGGTAGCGGAATGGCTGTCGGCAAACAACGGAAAAGGGTTACTACTGTTCGGAAACTGCGGACGCGGGAAATCGCTGTTGGTCCGCTACGCAATTCCGATGTTGCTACGCAAGTTCGCCAACCGGATCGTAATGGTCGTGGACTGCGGGTCACAGAGTGTCAATATCGACGACGTAATTAAACGCAAGTTTATCACACTGGACGATATGGGCGTGGAGGTGGACCGAGTAGAGTTCGGGACACGACGTAATCTGGTCGTAGAACTCATCAACAAGGCACAGGACAATCCCGATACGCTTCTGTTCATATCTTCGAACCTTACAGGCGAAGCGATCAAGGACCGATATGGAGATCGGATATACGACCGGATCAAGTATCTATGCCATCGGGTCGCTTTTAATGGAAACAGTTTACGCAAATGAAACACCTTGAATCGAACATCCAACGCGCTTTTGTACGTTGGTTCCGGCTTCAATACCCCGAGTATGCTTTGAATTTGACGAGCGTGCCCAATGGTGGATTGCGAAGTAAAACCGAGGCGGCCATCATGAAAGCTGAAGGGATGACGGCTGGAGCGGCGGATTTACTGTTACTTGTTCCCCGAGATGGGTTTGGTGTACTGGGACTGGAATTTAAGACCCAAGTAAAAGGAAGTCGTCAGACCCCAGCACAAAAACAATGGCAGAAATCTTTTGAACAGGTTGGAAACAAGTATGTACTTGTTCGCACACTGAATGAAGCTATAACGGCAGTTCAAAATTATTTGGATAAATGACAAAACGACAATTTTATCACTGGCTTCATTCTGCCGAGTGGTTCACTATGGGTAAAACGCATTGATTATATGACCAACCTTTCTTACCGCCAGGCAATGTTGATTAAACATACGGCCTGGATGAACACTCGCTTGCTCGCGCGGGGTCCTCGGCCGAAAGACGAGCGGTACGTGCCGCTCGCGGTGCGGATGCTTACGCTGGTCGGCTGCTTGAACTACGCGATGCTCGACCTTGAGTCCGAACTCACGGCATCCGGCTTGTTCCACCATGAAACCAAACGCCGTTATACGCAGGCCCAGACTTTGGTCACGCAGGCTCACGGCATCGCATGGTCGATGCTTCGCAAGATCGACGACCGGGCCGCCCGGCAGTACAACGACAAGACGGACGAGGCGTATCGGACCATCAGCGGCTGTATCCTGTTGGAGGCTCCTCAAAGGTCTTACAACATCGTGCTGTCGCTGTGTAGGATCATCAGCTCTCTCAACGGTCGGATTTCGGGCCGCTACGACTTCAACCCGGCCAAACCTCTTGTACGCATCCCGGCTCTGTTGGAGTGTATCGGGATCGAGGATTGTAAAATAGACGGAATCATCGAATTGAATTTAATAGATTAACGAAAATGAAAAAATACACACAAGCGGATTTCGACGCCTTCGAGGTGATCGACGGAATCAAACAATGCCCCTCGGGGGATTACAGTGATATACAAATATTCGGCGAGTGGTGCTCCTTCGGCGAGCGGTGCTCCTTCGGCAGGGCGTGCTCTTTCGGCAGGGCGTGCTCTTTTGGTGAGTGGTGCTCTTTCGGTGAGCGGTGCTCCTTCGGCAGGGCGTGCTCTTTCGGCAGGGCGTGCTCTTTTGGTGAGTGGTGCTCTTTCGGTGGAAGTTGCTCCTTCGGCAGGGCGTGCTCTTTCGGCGAGTGTTGCTCCTTCGGCGAGCGGTGCTACTTCGGCGCGTGTTGCTCTTTCGGCGAGTGGTGCTCTTTCGGTGAGCGGTGCTCCTTTGGTGAGCGGTGCTACTTCGGCGAGCGGTGCTCTTTCGGTGAGCGGTGCTCCTTTGGTGAGCGGTGCTACTTCGGCGAGCGGTGCTCCTTTGAAGGGAAAGGCGAATATATCGGCGATTATCCTTTCCTGGCTTTTGTCGGATTCGGCTCCCGGATTGGCAGCAAGGTTTACTTTTTCAACCTGCAAGACGGCATTTATGTCCGTTGCGGCTGCTGGCTGTCGGATATAGCGGGGTTCCGGGAGAGAGTGAAGGCGGAGAATGCCGATGCGATGTACCTGGATTTATGCGATCTGGTCGAGAGGAAGTTTAACCAAAAAAACTATAAATAACTATGCGAGCGAACGAATATCAGACACGCGCGATGAGTACGCGGCTGCCGAGTTGCGAGAATGCGACCTATATGCTTTTCGGTCTGATGGCCGAGATTGGCGAAATCGCCGACAAGATCGCCAAATGGCGCCGAAAGGGAGTGTGCCGGCTGGATATGGATCATTTGGTCTTCAATACGGGTGATCTGCAAGAGGTGGAGGGTTACAAATCCGAACTGATGAAAGAGGTCGGGGATTGTGCGTGGTTTATCGCGGGCATTGCCGATTGCTTCGGCTTCACGCTCGAAGAGGTCATGCAGCAGAACCTCGACAAACTCGCCAGCCGCCGCGAGCGCGGCGTGATCGATGGAAACGGGGATAACCGATGATCGCTTATGACCCACGCCTCTCTTTTCAGCGGAATCGGAGGGTTCGATCTGGCGGCCGAGTGGGCGGGCTGGACGAACGCCTTCAACTGCGAGATCGATCCTTTTTGCCGCAAAGTATTGAAATATCACTTCCCGAATGCAGAACAATATGAAGACATCAGAACGACCGACTTCACTGTCTGGAAAGACCGTATCGACGTGCTTACCGGTGGATTCCCGTGCCAGCCGTTCTCGCTCGCAGGAAAGCGGCGAGGTACAGAAGACGATCGCTACCTGTGGCCCGCGATGCTCGACGTTATTCGGACTGTTCGACCGCGCTGGGTCGTTGGCGAGAACGTTTACGGAATCGTTAATTGGTCGGAAGGGATGGTCTTCGAACAGGTGTGCGCTGACCTGGAAGCGGCAGGATACGAGGTGCAGCCGTACATTATACCGGCTTGCGGTGTCGGCGCTCCCCACCGTCGGGACAGATGCTGGTTTGTTGCCCACCGTGCAGACGCAGGGTCTGAAACGATGCGTGAACGGTCGAACGGAGTTCATGCCGACAGTATTGCTTCCGACACCCCATGCCTCGGACGCATCACGCGGAGGTCAAAAAGTAACCGGACTATACAAAACGAGAAAATCGGGTCTAACATATATGTCCCTGTTGAACGATCTGGCAGTAAGCGGACTTTTACCGACCCCGACAGCGAACGATGCGAAGAATGTAACGCTTCCTGCCAGTCAGGGCATATGCAACGGACTACCCAAAACAGCGATGCAAAGCGACGAATACCGGACTGGAACGGGTTCCCGACTCAACCCCCTGTATGTGGCGGAGATGATGGGTTTCCCGGGGAATTGGCTGGTATCGCCTTTCCTCGGTGGCGCCGGGAAGCCGTCAAAGCCTGCGGAAACGCCATAGTCCCGCAGGTGGCATTGCAGATTTTTGAAACGATAAACGAATACGAGAAGATATGAAAAACACAGTTGCACTTCAAGGGATTAGATTCTGGAAAGTGGAAGATGGATATATGCTTACTACAAAAGTTGCCTGCGTCACAGCGTTTCGGAATTATATCGGAGTTCCGGCCTTATCCGGATTCTCCGACCTTGATACAACGCCTAATCCAACGGGTTATATTCCGATGCTTGCAACCGGGGTTAAAGATGAAAACGGACAGATGGTTTTTGAAAGGGATGTTGTAGTATTCGATGCAGAGAAATACACCGATGGAGAAGTTAGGGGATTATTATTATGCGATGTAAAATACGATCCTGAATTTGGCGGGTTCTGTTTATATCCAATCGAAGGAGAGGGGGACATGTTTCCCATGTGGAAAATAAGTGAATCCATACGTATTGTCGGTAATAAGTATGAGGGATATGATAGCTGTAACACTTGGAATTAGATGGATTGAATTATTTGGTGAAAACAAAAGCAAGATGCCCGATAAAATGCGCCGTTCACGATGGGAAAAATGGAAACAGTTATGCCGTGATAACGGAGGGTTTGAGATCGTTGAATATTGGAGTACTCCCGATTCTGTTTGCTTAAATTGTAAACATTGCGACGGTGACTGGTGTAGATTTCAGTCGCTTCCCTGCTCCGTGAACCCTATAACTACATTCTCAAGTAATGAAATCGGGATGGCTTGTATGGGGATAGGCTTTCATAATAAACAACAAGAACTATTCTAACTATGATACGAGTTTTTGTTACGAAGTAGAACATTGCAAAACTTTCAAACATTTTGAAACATTTTGAAACATTTTGAAATATGAGAGAAATTAAATTCCGGGGCAAGCGCCTCGACAACGGAGAGTGGTTGTATGGCAGCCTTGTCATTTTGAATGGGCGCTATTTTATATTCGATGATGCAAACAGACACGAGGTCGATCCCACTACCGTCGGCGAGTTTACGGGGCTGAAAGACAAGAACGGTAAGGAGATTTACGAGGGGGATGTGATACGCTCTCCATTGTCCGAGGATAAAACTCGCCCTCATAGAATCTTTTACCATACCGGCAACGCAGCTTTTATGGGAGCCTTGGTCGATAGAAAGGAATTATGTTATTTAAGATTGGATCAGGATTGGATTTATAAGTTTGGAAAAGAAGTCATTAGCAACATCCACGACAATCCCGAATTTCTGAAAGGAGGCGAGCAATGAATAGGACTATGAAACAATGGCTTTTGCCCCTTATCTGCCGCTGGTTCGGGCATAAGGATTTCGAGGAGGTATATTGCGTCAAATCGCCCCGAAATTGGTTCTGCCGCCAAAACAAACCCAACCGATACGACGTGGTGCATGATATTGTTTGCTCCCGATGCCGGCGGGTACATCGAACTATCCTCAAATCCCGAATTAGCCGCGCACAACTCCTGCATGACGGTTGGTTTATAATCGACGAATAGCCATGAAAAGCAAAAAAGCAAAGGAATTTATCGACGGATGCTTGAATCATCTTGTAATAGAGATGAGCGACCACGCCAAATGGCAGCTACGAGCAGCAATGAGCCATACAGCCGAACTCGCCGAGCAGGAGGCCGAGGAAAGGATGCGGGATAAAGCGATCGAAGCATTTTGCAAGGATTGCCCAATTTACTCAATACAAACAAGTAATGGGGGAAATTGCCCCGATTGCAGTGCATTAAACGCATTCAAACAAAGACTGAACGAGGAATGAAATTCACAACCCATTGCTTTGTCCGCGTCGAGGATGCGGAGAAGCGAAAAGATGTGATCGAGTGGTGTATGCATATTGGCTATGAATATATTTATCCCCCAAAAGAAGAGAGATTAGGCGATAAGGTAATATGTGACACTTATTGTGTCGGCGTGGCTCATGACGCACAAACATTCACCGCCTTGAATTGCATAGACTGCGGCACCAACATCGAGCTGTTCAGGGCGCTGGCGGCGATGAACAACGAGAACGATCAGGAGCAATGGTACTCATATACGGAATATCCGACTAATGAGAGTAAAAATGGGGTTAGACGGCTTATTTTTAACGAACATACGCGATTCGATTCTTTTGTAGATGTACCATCAGGTTATTACCGCAAGGCTACAGTCGAGGAGATCGTCGAATATTTCAAAAACAATGAGAAATGAAAACAATTGAGGAAAGAATACAAGAATATGTGGCCAATGCCTGGGTCGAACTTGATCAATTCAATGAAGACCATGTAACTTTTGAAAATATCGTTACATCCGCCTGTGTTGTTGGCGCTAATTTCGAATATGAGGAATTGACCCGCTGGCGTGATCCGAAAGAGGAGCTGCCGCAAAATGGACAACTCGTGTTGTGTAAAACCTCTGATAAGAAACTTCCATTTGTCACTGTTAAATATGACCGTTCTGAATGGTGGATATATATGTATCCCGGATGGGCTGGTATTGGTCATAAGATTATCGGCTGGCGGCCGATTCACGAAAATGAGTAAGATGCTCTGTGCATTTTGACTAACCAAGTAACTAACCAAGAATATCTATGAACACGAAACTCAAATCAGACTACGAAAAAGCCTGCAACGCCTATTTGCAGGCTTTTTGCGAGAAACACGGCTATGATTATGAGGATGCTACGCGGAGCTGGGTCGGCGGCGATGTCGGCGGGATCACCGAATGCGCGGACTATATAGTTGGGATGGATGACATCATCACCGACATAGACCGGGACGCTCCGGAAGATGAGTTTGTAAAGTATTACGATTACTGTCTGCGGGTGGGGAGTATCGCCTGCGGCAAAATTAGTACGCCCAATTACAGCAGCTGGCTCTCGGGGTGTCCACGCATGAGTGAAGAACAGATCACCCGGCTGGAGGAGTTGCAGAGGGACATACGCAAGGCGGAAAGAGAGCTGGAAGAACAAATAAGGAAAGAGAAGTTTTAACCGGGAGAGGCAAAATCGCTCCCTTTTTTATTCATATGGCAGTAGATACATCTAAAAACGGTACAGTAGATCGTGCTAAACTTCTGGCAATAGAAAATAAATGTACGAGAATAATTCGAATTGCGGGGGTAACGTTTTATGTTGCTCCGGATAAGGATACACCAGAACACCGGAGGCACTTAATCCGCGTTTTGGAGAGTTGCGGTCGGCGATATACTCAAAAAGCAGGTAGCTATGAATCGGAGATTTGAGGTGAGAATCGACATTCCGAATAGTTGTGAATTGATTGGATGCAGATCGGACGGAAACATGGCAATTATTGTTTTCGAAGATTGCAGCGGCCCAGAGATCCGGCCAATCGGTTTTTGTCGGGAACATTCCGGAGAAGTACCGGACGCCTTCGAAGATGAATAAAAAAGAGGCAATTCCGAAGAATCACCCCTCACACCGATACAAATATAATGATTTATTCGGAATTTGCAAATGGGACGATATAGGAAAAACGAACGCAGAGGCGGGGCACGTGACGATTCCGAAATATACATCAGTTATTCACGGAATCGATTGCTCGAAATGATTATCTGCCGGGAAGCAAGGATGGGCGTGAGTTATCGCCATGATTTCGTCTGTCGATTCAAGGCACACAAATCCTTGCCGTTTTTATGGCGGAAATTCAAAAGGAATATTAGAGAACACATTGACGGATGGCAGCAGGAGCTGCCTTTATTTTGATGAATTTGCGGAAAGGGAGAGGATAATAACCGTGCAATTCGGAATATATGATGTAGAATTACATCCGTTCATCCTATTGCATAATTGCAATTAGACGATAAAAGTGTTCTTTTGATTCATTCTGTTAATGTCGTTTCAAGCATTGAACTCTATTGGGCGGGAGCCGGACGTGAAGCTACTTTATAACGTATCTTTCGGGGCACACGAAGGAAGTGCGACTTTCGCACGTTGTCGGGACATTGACGAAGATATAAAAGCCGATCTTATCCAGCTATTATATCGATTCTATCAATTCGCAGATTACGGCTACATAAATAGGGTAGCAGCATTCGCTGATCTCCAACAATGACATCAGATATTTAGTTTGTTCGTCCATAACCGTCGCATTTACCTTTGCAACAAATAAATTGGTGAATATCTTTCCAAAGCATTGTATTTATCTGTCCTGTCAGATAGGCTACTTCTTCGCCTTGCATCGGCATTGCGGATGCTACGGCGATGTCGTCGCACAGGTGCCGCAGTTCATGCTCGAAAGAGTTCAGGAATTGTGCCTGGGATGACGCCAATCCTACGACTACGACAGACCTTCGCCGGGTCTTGTTGGAATAGGTGAATCCCGAATCCATATCGGCCTTTTCCAAATTTTCCCGTACTCGCTCCATAATTGGCCTGGGACACTCTATCTGTTCCAAAGAAAAAAGGATAGAGCGCGTGTGATAGCCATGTACGGCGAAGTAAAACCGCACATGCCAATCATAGTTCTCTATCCTCAGATCCCGCAGCTTCATGTCGTTGAATACACTTTTTGAATCCTCACATACGGTCTTTCGAGCCGCGTTCTGGATTTGATTCTGTTACAGGACATCTTCCCACGGAACATTTGTTCCCGACCCTATCAGATCGGCGAAATATCGTGTGAAGGGCAGCCCGGGATAGGCGTCTTCATCGTCGATGAAATCCTTGACGAACAGGGCCAGGTGTTGTTCATCGGCAATGGATGATCCCCAGTAATCGGCCCGGGCCATATTCGCGACATATACACAGTCGTAGCCGTTGTCGTGCTTGAGCTCGATACCGTTCGTCTTGAGCAATTTGTCGATCTGCTCTTTGGTGATGGGTTCTATTTTCTTCCCGTCGCGGTCCTTCATGCGGCTGACGGCAAATTCACACATTTTCTTCGAAAAGGACCATCCGTTTTTTTCGAGGTATGCGCGAATATCTGCCGGCATGGAGTCCCTTGCGTCCAATCTTTCTCTGTCCATAGGTTTCGCTGTTAAAGAGAGGGGATTTCTCCCCTCTCCGGATTCGTTTTACCGGCGGAATCTGGAGTAGGGTCCGGTTCCCCGGACACCTCTTCGTTCGCCATATCCGTCGCTGCCGTATTCTCCGCCACGCTCACCGTAGCCGTCGGGCATGTAGCCTCCCGTGTGACGCTCCCCGTAGCCGTCGCGCATTTCGCGTTTGGCATCCTCGTAGCCACACTCGTAGGCTTCGCGCATCTTGCGTTCGATTTCTTCACGCTCGCCGTACCCGTCACCGCGGTACCGGCCTTCGATTTCCCACATTCTCATGATTTGCTTGTTTTAGCAGACATTTGCGATTTAAGAAAGGCGTCCAGCGATGACTTCATGGAGGCGAACTCCGTTTGCATCTGACGAAGTTGTCCCACCTCTGCCCGCAGCTCCTGGAGCTCCTTGTCGCGTTGCGCCTGACCCGCGTACGCGGGATTCACTTCGCGCATGATCTGATCGAAAACTTCCAGATTGGCCTTGTGTTTTTCGTAGGAATCCACAACGGACTGGCTCTGCTGCTTTGCCGCATTGATGGCGTCTATGAGCCGTTCGCGGGATGTCGTGACCGTGAGTCCGTCCTTTGTCACCATATCGGCATTTACCGGGACGACCCATTTCTGGTCCCCTACCGGGAAGCTGACGGAAGGCTGCGCCGGGGGAAAGTTCCCGGGAGCGGGGAAATAGGGCTGTGGCGCCTCTTCAAGCGTCGCCATGTAGTATTTGGGAGTTCCGCGCATATCGAGTACATATACCGGAGCGCCTTTGGTTAAATTCGCAAACATCTTCGGTTAATTGTTTTTTGAAAGCTCCGGAGGGGCGGTTTCCCCTCCTGAAGCCTTCGGTTTATTATTGGTTAAACGGCCCCTGTCATCAGTTGCAGGGTGTCGGTCTGTTTGTCGTAGAAGAGCTGGAATACACCCGTCCCCGGAATATCGGACACGGTGACATTGGCTCCGTTGTACGTGGTCACATTCTTGGTCACGCCGTTGGTTTCGAACAACACGGGAAGCGTGCCTGTCGTGCCTGCGGGTATTGCCTGCGACAGCTCGACCAGGACTATCCCCCTGTACCAGGAATTGGCAAAGGCGTGGTTTTGGAATGAGAACACGACATCGGCGGCATTGACCGTCACACCCGTAGTTTTGATGACCGGGATACCTCTGCGATTGACATACTGAAATGGGAATACTGCCATAGCATACCTCCTTTCCGTATTAACCCCAGAATCCGCCGTTGCCGCCGAGTCCGAACGCGGCACCGAAGCCCAGCCCGTATTGGGCGGCTACGCAGGCGGGCATCGCGTACACCTGCGGATTGGGAACCACGGTCGTAGGCGGCAGGCCGCACTCGATCTTTGCCAGCCGGTTGCTCAGATCGCCGATCGCAGCGTTGATGGGCGCTACGGCCTGGGCCTGCGACTGCATGATCGTCGCCGTCTGATGTTCTTGGGAGAGCTGCCCGGCCAATGCCGCGCTCTTGGCACGCTCGGCGTCGAGTTTGTTCTGCATCTCACGCATCTCGAGGGCACAGAAACGGTCGTTGATGACCTGCGTCTGGGCATCGATCTTCGAGCCGAGGGCATTGAACTGCGTGTTGGCGTTGCTCGTCAGGGTGTTGGTCTGATTGAGCGTTGCGAGCTGGCTTTCGTAGCCCTGGCGCTCGATGGCGGTGCGGACATCGCAGCAGCAGGAGGCCATCTGCGAAAGCACCTGTGCGTTGCCGGACTGCACGGCATTGATGATCTGCTGCGCCGAGAGGCCCGACTGTGCCTGGATGTTGCACAGAGCGGTCTGAATCTGCTGTACGGAACAGTTGAGCGAAGATGCGAGCTGGTTGATGGCGGTGCCGTTTCCCTGAATGGCATTCATCAGCAGCTGACGCCCTGCGTCGCCGTTCAGCTCGGCGGGAAGATTCGAGAGTCCGTTTCCGCGACCGCCGAAGCCACCCCATCCGTTGCCGCCCCAGAGAGCCCAGAGCAGGATCATCCACATCCACTCCCAGCCGTAGCCATTGCCGTAGCCGTTATTGCGGTTGTTTCCGTTCATCAACGCGGCCACGAGGTTGCCGTCCATTGCGCCACCGTTGTCGAACACTAAAGTTTTTTCGTTCATTGTTTTAGACTTTTACATTGTTGCGTCCGTTCGGCGGACGCTGCCGTTGAGCTCACAATGCAAAAATCGACATGAATGATGGGAGAATCAATCGTATCAGTCGCAGGTGGGACGGAGTTTGGACGCAATACGGACGAGGAGCATTTCGAACATTTTACCGCTTTGTTTGCGACGAAGATCGAATTGGGAAATCATCTTCTCTATGGGCCGTCGTGAGAAGTTCATCAGCGAGGATATGACCGGGGCGTGAAATCCCTGCCTCCAGAGGAAATAGACCAGTAAATACCTGGCATCCACGATCTCGGCGTTTTTGGCTTTGGATAGTATTCGCTCTTCCGAAATCTCCGTTTCTTGCGATACCGTGCCGAGAATTTGTCGGTAAAGTTCAGATTTGCACATATAGGATATTTCTCTTACCTTTGTTCACTCTCTTACCAAATAAAAATAAGTGCCAACACACTTGCAAAGGCTTTACAGCCCCTGTCGTGGTGTGTTGGCACCTTTATTATTAGCGGAAGGTAAGAGAGACGCTAATAAAGGCAGGGGCTTTTTTTACGCCCACCCCTGACGGGCGAAAGCTGTTAGAACAGATACTTTTTCAATGTCGGCCAAAGCAGGTAGAAGTAGATTGCCCCGACGGGAATCAACCCGGTTGCGAACAAGTTGCTGCTTTCGACCTGGCAATAGTAGAGTGTTCCTATCCCACCCACAATACAAACGAATGAGAAGAAGGCAAGGAAAAGCAGTCCGATTTTTTTAATTGTTTCCATAATTATAATTCGTTAAAAAGTTATTTCCGCCATAAATCCATACTTATGCTTCCTTGAACATAGGGGCCGTTATCGCGTGGGGCCCAGCCGAGGGATGCCGTGATATTGAACCTTCCGATGTTTCTGTGAAGTTGCCCTCCGATCCATACGCCACCCGTGCGATTAACGTAATAGACGCCTGCGGCAGGCCCGAGTTGCCATCGGTAGGGCGTTCGGATTATTTTCTGCTGCGTGATAGTACGTCCGTATGTTTCGATGTGTTCAAGGGTAGGGTGGCAGTCGCCCAGGGCTATTCCGCTCACTATGGCGAAGTAGCTGCTGTCGCGATATTCCCGGCGTTCGAATGGCAGCTGTACCGGCACACTGTCCCGGTTGGGATTTATTGTTACGGTGGTAAAGGTGGTATCCGCTGGGGCGAACAACCATTTCGGCACCTCTACCGAAATAGCCGAGGACAGTATTTTATGCGGTTGCGGTCTTTCGAAGTAGGCCGTATCGATTCGAGTATGCTCGATGATACGGACATCGACGGATCGCCTGCCGAGCCACCATCCGACAAAGAACAAGCCGGTCAGAAGGAGAATCAGGATTATTTTCCGCAGTACCATAATGAGTACGAGCTATCAACCGTTGATGAACAGATCCCAGCCGGCCATCACGTCCGTCATGCAGGCATCAACGCCATTTTCTACGCGCGACATAGCTGCGACTATCGGGATCATCACATCGCGGTTGGTTGCCGTGATCCATCCGTTTTCCGGGACGCCGGACAATTCGGATACCGTACGGATATATGCATCCGTGTCGTTCTCGCTCGGGGGTGCCCAGCGTGAAATCATCTTCCGAATGGTGTCGAGCCCGTATTTTCGGCTGTAAGTGTTCAGGCATTTGAACATCGCGCGGTATCCCCACGCCATAGATTCGAACTGCTTGAATGCAGCGTCGCGGGAAGGTTCCACCTCTCCCTTCCAATGGGTTCCATCCTTGCGGATATTCCCGGGATTGTTGTTACGAAGTCCTCTGGTCATTTTTTTGTGCTGTTTAATATGTTTTCTACATCTTCAGGATTTACATTGAGTTTGCGGGCTATTTCTCCGGTCAATGCTTTTCGAAACAGACGTAAGAATGGAAAGTTCGGATTGATGATTAAAGCGTTGCCACAGCTCGACCATGCTTCTGCCAGGCAAATGGCAGAACCCAGGATCACGGTCGTAATCTTCGTTTCGATACCTCCTGTCGTAACGAATTTATCGATGAAAACGAATACTACGATCAGATTGAAGTAAACTGCCAGCTTGAATATCGTAGCCCGCAGGAGTTCTGACAGGATAAATTCTCCGCGCTTTCGAGCAACGCATATTCCAAACAAAGCGTCGAAGGCTACGGCAATAAGCACCCCATAAAGTACGAGCTGGTACCCGGCGAAGAAATTCACGATGACGATCAATAGTCCTATAAGCCATCCTTGCACGGTCATAAGCGCTTCGGACAGCTTTGTAGCAATACCTTCCAACACCTTTTTCGTTTTATTAAATATTTTGTCCATAATTATTATATCTCGGTCCAGCCACCTGTTCCGCTGTTGGTCTTATAGACTTTCCCGTTTTGGATGCGTAACCCTCCATTTCCGATCCTGACCTCGAAAATATCTCCGGTGAAGATCGCATAGTTGCTGGATCCTTTCACGACGGCTACTCCGTTGGGAGCGATCAGGTTCTTGCGGACATCGGTCACGAAAGAAAAAGTAATAGCCTCGACAGCTGCGGATGCCGCGTTTCCGAGTCCTCCGGGATAGGATGCTTCCACTGTTACTTTTATGTAGTAGTATGCCGGGGTCGTAAAACGATACCTAATGTTCTTGTTGATCTGTATCGATCCCGTGTCGTCATATGCGGAAGATTGCCGGAATATCGTGTCGGTAGTATCGGCTGTCTGGTTAATAATTTCGATCTTCACGCTTCCTCCGCCCCGGATCGTCCCCTTGACTTGTGCCGACATCTGCACCTCCGCTCCGCATTTGAATTGACTTGAGTTTCTGGAATCCGAGGCGAAAGGCTTCGTTTGAGAGGTTATGACCGCTATACTTTCCGTCGTTTGGCTCGACGGGACTTTGGAAGAGCCCAAAACCTGGCTTACGCTGTTTATGTTGTTAGTAGTGAGTATGATCTTGTTTCCGCTTGCGGTCGCATCGCTCACCTCTACGGAATTGTTTTTGACCTGCATGATTCCGATAGTTCCTTTGGTGGCGTGTACTTCCCCGTCGGCGTGTACTCTGAACACGGCTTTTTTCCGGTTTGTGTAGTCGGCTCCCGACCAGAAGGGCACATCGTCTTCCTGCAAGCCGCTCACGCCGGCCGTCACGTCGCCTTCAGCATTTTTCAGCAACATCACATTGGTCATTATCAGACCGCCTTTCACCTCGGTACTTCCGTCTTCCATAGCCTTCTTGAGGTACTCTGTCGATTTGATGGATTCGTCTATCGCGTCGTCGATCAAGTCCGACATGTTGCCGCTCAATTGATAATAATCGGCAAATACGTCTCTGAACTCTGTGCCGGTTATCTCGGATGTCGTACTCATATCGGCCAGCAGGGGCGCAAGGTAATCTTCGAGCCGTTGGAAATATGTCGTAAAGGTATCCGCGGGTACGTCATACTTTGCGGCATTTGCAATGATACTCCAATATTCGTTCTGTATGCGTACCCATTCGTTGGCCACCTGTTGTTTATCGGAGGGTGTCAGACTCGAATCCGAGGCGATGTAGTCCACATCGAGCTTCACCTGCTCGATTTGCGCCTGTACATCCTCCTCGGCCGTGATGTATCCCGTGGGCGCCTTGTTGCCTTCCGTGAGCTGAATGTCATAGATCAGGACACGATTCGTTTTGCCTCCGGCATCGAACTGACTGTACGAAGCCGAGATGCGGTCCAACGTCTTTCCCTCCTTTGTGGAATAGACAGTTTCGACAAGACTCGTCTGATTCCCGTAAATGGGTACGAACTCCATCGTGCCGTCCGTATAGATGAACACGAAGTACATTCCCCGAACGGTCGAGGACATTTCATACAACAGTTTCCACCGCACTTTGAAACTGTACTGCATATTCTCCTGAAACTTTATCCTGCCTCGGAAGATGTCGGCACGGGTAGAGTCTCCGGAGGAGATGATCTCCTGCACGGCCCGGTAGTTCACGCTCTGGTAGCTGCCGTCGGTATCGCTGCCCGTGAGTACGATGTCCGTTTTTCCCTGCGAATTGTTGTTCCAGTCGGAAATATACACTTTGGCGATATAGTTGCGGGCCCCGAACTGCAAGCCGTCCACCTTGCCTTGCGATATGGCGTCCGCAATGAGGTTTGAAAAGCGGGCGACCTCGGAGGTGTAGGCTGCGAAACGGGTGTTGTAATCCGTGCGCTGGCTCTGGGTGAGCGTCGTGTCCGTGTCGTTGTTCACGGCTACGGTGCCGGTGAGGAAATTCACCAGCGAGTTGTAGGCCGTCGAAAGGGCCGTAATGGAGATGCCGTAGGTATCGGCGTCGGACTGGTAGGCGGCGAACTCTTTCTGCATCTGCGCGAGGGTGTTGCGCAGCACGGCTTTCTCCTCGCGGGAGATCACCTGGTCGGAGGACATCTGCCGCAGGCGCACCTGGCTGTCATCGACCAGCTGCCAGTCGTCCGCAGAGGCGGTTTCGCCGTCTCCTTTGTCGGCATTGGAGATGTAGAGGGTCGTGGTGAGCGAACTTCCCGATCCCGAGGTGCGGAACCACACGTCGTTCACCTCATAGGGTACGGACGGGGTGGCCGAGCCGTAGAACACGCGGGCTTTGGTCCCGGCCAGCCCGAGGGCTTTGCGGGCTTCGGCTATAGCCGTAGCGCTGCCGCTGTCCGCAATACGGTTCCACTGATAGACGCCGTTCTCGAAGACGAATTTGTAGCTTTCGTAGGACACTGCACCATCGGTGGTGATCTTCCGGTCGTAGCCGTCGTTGATATGTCGCTTGCGCTCGGTGTCCGTGGTCCACTCGCTGGCGGGGTAGTTGTCGAGCGTCGGGACCTCCTCGCCGCCCCAGGAGATGATCGACTTGTCGATCTGGTCCTGCAAGTCGGGAATGATCGTCTCATTGATGTTGTTCACGACCCCCTGTAACTCCTGCGAGAGTTGGTAGGCTCCCTGCGCTGCGGTGTTGATCGCCGTCTGGATATACTCGTTCGCCTCCTCCAGCCGGGTACAGAAGGCGCTGTAAGCATCGTTGAACAGGGCGTACTGCGAATCTACGCCGGCCTTCTCCTCCGGTGTGGCGATGCCGTCGTCTGAGGCGGTTCGAATCGCAGATAGCAGATCGGCCACAGCGGTGTCGAAGGTACTCTTGGCGGCTTGCAGGTTCGATTTCGCCGTGCCCGAAAGCAGCGAATTGTTGTAAACGGTCGTATAGGAGGCGTCGGCGGATCTCTGCGTCTCTTCGACGCTGTTCGTATATTTCTCGATGGATGATGCTTCGGCCCGCGAGATAACCCCGTCGGCGAAGGCTTCGTCGGTGAAGTTCTTCAGAGAGGAGACGTCCGCAGCCGCGGCATTGGCATCCTGTTGTGCTGTGGCAGCGGCTTGTGCGGCTTCCCGGGCCGTCTGATCGATCTGTTCGATGTCGAACTCCTTCTGGAACTGTCCTGTTGCGGGGTCGTAGAGCTTGCCTTGCTTCCAGCCTGCCTCCGGGGTGAATGCCACGCCGACGCCGTTGTCTCCGACCATTCGGAACAGCTTGCTCCGGGTGTCCAGCAATACCTTCTTGTCCAGGCTGCTGACCATACCTTGCAGGTAGATATTATCCAGATAGGCCGAATAGCCCGACATCTGGATCCCGAAGACGGAGAGGTTCGTAAGGTCGCCGAACTGCGCGGCGATATTTTCGGCCGTGAACTCCCAGTCGCTGACATTGCGAAGATAGCGCTGGTAGGTGCGCGTCGAGTAGCGCGAGCTCCGCCGGGCGGGATTCGTGAACGAGCCGTAGGCCACGAAGGTCATCGATTCCATCGGGTCGAGCTGTTTGGTAAAGGTGGCCGACAGGGGGCGCAGCTCGTAGCGGAACCGCTCGTTGCGGTCGCCCAGGACTTCCGTAATACGGAAATAGACCGTGGCGAAGCCTGCGAAAGTGCGGTTGCCTCGGCCGTCGTCGGAATCTGCCGTCGCATTGTTCGACGGGTCGAAGTCGTGGAAGATACCCATGCAGATATCCCCGACAGCTACGGCGCCGATCTCGCCCTCTTCGAGTTTGAGCGTTACGAGCTTCTGATCCTTGTCCACGCTCTCGATCACCCCGGCGCCCGGAGCGCTCCAGTCGTCCCCGACGCTGATGCCCACGCGGTTGTACCGAAGCTCCGGAACCTCCAGAAAACGGCGGATGAAGAGGCTCTCCAGCTCGCCGGCGCCTTTTTCATTTATAAACCCGCCCACTCCGGTAATACCGGAGGCATATGATGGTCCAAATTGTGCCCCTGCGTTGAAAGTCATTCTACCCTTGAACGTATCGGGTGCCTGCTTGTTGGCAAACTCCCATATTGCCCTTCGTGCAGAATAAGCATTTGTATCGGTCGGAAAAGTATTATCGTATCGGGTGATTAGATATATAGCCGCTCCATTCTCCGCAATGCCTATACGTTGGGAATAGAGCGATGCTTTCACGTCCGATTCAATACTGCCCAGGCGGGAATAAGGTGTATTGTCGCCTACCGTATAGGTTGCGATGTACTCGTTGTATAGTTTTTTTTCATAACCTTGAATCCGGGAAAGACGACCGTCTATACCGAATTGAGGACCCATTAATCGTACAGCCTGTCCTGCTTCGTAGTTTTTTTCGTTGTGTGTACAATACACGGGATTCGTTTCACAGTCATAGACTGTCGTGTCGCTGCTATGTTTGGCAGCATAGGAAGTGCCGGCATTAAGAAGTTCTTGTTCTGCTTCGTCTATGCGTTGCTGGGGGAGTTTGACGCCTGTGAGTACGAAAGTGTCAGGCCCTCGGTCATCATCTTTTCCACGAGGACGCATGTTTTCATTCGGTATAATCTGCTGACTTTCGCCGGACGTTTCGACTTGGGCGATGATTTCAAATTTCTTGTTGAATCCGTCTTCGGGTTTCCAGGTCGCGGGGTCGATATTGTCGCCATTGTCGTCGATAAGGGCGAGTTCGAAATCCCAGCCGATCAAATCGCCGCTCGTAAAATGTGCCCCCAGCGTTTCTCCTTCGATTACGTCTGAAGGTAGAAATGGCGTGTCGTTGCATACCATGACGTATGCCTTGTCGGTCTGCCCTTCAATGATTGTCCGATCGATAGTTTCTACCGAAGTGACGGTTTCCGTGTTCTTCGGGTAGATGTCGTCGAAAAACACTACGACTTCCTTGATTTCGTTTTTTGTAAGTCCGGGACGTGCGTCTATGTATTGCTGCCCATCCGGAAGCCGTAACCGGACTTCGGAAACGTGGTTCGTTACGCCGCCCTGTTCGGATTGTCCGTATTCTTTCGTCAGGTTGCGCGTGGAGCCGAATACATAGAAACGGGTCCCGTATTCGGAATCGTCCCCTTTCTTGGCCGGGATGCTTTTGACGACTTCTCCGCGTTTGAATGTTTCCGGCGTTCCGAAGTTCAGTTTTCCGAAATGCAGGGTTACGATACTGCCGTTCTCCTCGGTCCACCATTCGACATCGAAAGTCTCGGCAATGGATGATAAGGCATCCCAACAGGTATCGCCATTGAACGATACGAGCTTGTTGGTTTCCGGATGTTCGACATTTACACTTCCCATCTGCCAGTTGTTTCCTCCCAGTGCCTTGTTCATGTTGGCGACGATGAGCGCCCCGAAGGATGCCAAGTCTGTCGTGTTGTGGAATACAGCTTCAGGATTATCGCCTCCCAGCCAGAAGCAGATGAAATTTTTCATGTGGTTTTGCTGCGCCTGGAACTGAAGCGTGTATTTGTAGCCGCCGGTTTTGTTGTCGAAATCCGGATAAACCTCCGACATGATTTCGAATTTGCGGCCTTTGTAGGTGATGTATGATCCGAGGGGGAAATCCAGCGGGGTAAGCAAACTAAAGGGGAGTTCGATGTAATAATCCCCCATAAGTGCGTATTTGATAATGGCACTCGTTGTTACGGGCGCATCGTATATCGCTTTACCGGAAGGGTTGTATATTGTCATTTCGTCGATATATGTATCCTGTGCCATCACAGGGTCGATACAAAAGTGTGGGGTTTCGGCACATTATGCAAGTAATTTTAAGAAAAAATACAGAAAAACGCCCCGGTCTTTTGACCGGGGCAAGAGGGGGTTGCTTCCATCCGTATTTTAAGGTTTAAGCCATGAACTTTGCGGCTTAACGATTAGACGAGCGTTGTTATATGCCATCTTCAATGTTAAGCATGTGCGCGCTGTATAGGTATTATTCCCTATTTTATGCGTGGCTAAAGCTAAATCCGGATTGGGTGATCCAGGGGTAAGGCATAAGGGCAACAGAAGTTGTATTTTCCCTTCGTAATACTGGGGGACAGCTATTTTGTAATTTGACCTTGCTTTTTTTTGGGCTTCATTAATCGCGCCAACGAGTCTTCTGCGCATTTCGTCTGAACTCAGCCCTTGCATGTGTGCAGGAAATCTGTCCATGTTGTCCGCAATGATATAGTCGATTTGAGGGACTACCCTGCATTGAGGATTGAAAATCAAATCCTCGGGTTTCTGGAAAAAATCAGCAATGTCCGGAATATTATCGCCGAATTTGCTAATTAGCTGAATATCGCTTTCCCTGACAAATGCCTTGAAAACATAAGGCGATAAACCTTTCTCGGCTACATCTGGCCTATTGTTGCGTTCAGCAAGAGCAAATATGCTTTCCAAATTTGCAGTTACAAGTCCAGTATTGAAACATGCAAAATTGTTATCAAAAGAAAAGGATATTTTATTTTCAGATTTAATTTTGCGGAAAGTATGTTCGATATAACTTTTCAAAATGGAATATTTGGCTTGCGTAGCATCTGAGAAATCCCATGGTTCCGGATCTGCTATATTATTCGCAAGATATTCAATAGATGCGTCATAATTAGGGAACCAACAAAAGTCAAAAAGAGCCGAATGAAATTTTTTCATAAACGTAAGTTTTTTATATTGTCAATAAATAAAAAGACCGCCATGTAATATTATGACGGTCTTATTGTATCCTTTATGTTCGATATTCGTGGTTACGGATAGACCCGTACGTCTATATTTCATTATATGATGCAAATATAATACACGTTTTTTCGAGGTGCAAATTTTTTGCCAACTTTTTAGTTGCACTATGAAAACGTAGCCGAATACACGTTTATTGTCCTAACGTATGGAAATGATAAAGAGCGAAATTCGTAAGATTGGAGAAGAACTGCAATTGATTTGATAAGGATGGGGAGGGGCTAACGCATCATTTTACGATGAATAGCAGAAGCGAGTAAAAGGCTGGGATAGATTCCCGGCCTTTCCTATTCGCGTGCCGCCCGATCTGCGGGGTTGGGTTCTCGGAATTTCACTGCTAATTTACAGGCATTCAATCGATAATTTTCAAATTGAGTGCTGTTGCTATATAAAAGATTATACGTATTGCCTAAATCCGGGACATATAGTGTTACGGTTCCTTTGTGTAATTCTGCAACAAAAGCAGCATAGTTAGATAAAAATGCCTCTTGTGATGTTCCTTTGATCAAAAATGTCAATGTTACGTCACGTTCATTTACAACCGGTGAATCCGGAACAATAATATCTATTCCGTTTTGTGTTGGATCGTCATTTTCGACAAATTCTTTGAGAGATGGAGGTGTAAGGAGGGCTGCATATGCTCCTGAAAGCATGGCAACTCCCATTGTAGATAACGGTTTGTTATTTATAGTTACTTCTGTTGTTGGCATGTTTTATAGGTTATCAAGTTTTCGATTTATTGCAACAAGAGTTTCGCCCATTGCAGGCAATATGCGGGTGTATGTTCGAATATCTGCGACATTACCATTCAATTGAATCATAATATCTCGGATGTCGAAAGTCACATTACGCGTATCCATATTGATCGATCGAAGCAGCTCCATACCATTGACAAGGATGTTCATTTTACCTTGCATGTCAGTAAAGCGACCGTTGAGTTCGTCGCTTGTGTCTTGGGACATTGCCTGAAAACCGCGTGAAGTAGCATTCTGGGTAGATGCCTGATTGTCGGATAGCAGAGAACCTGCCCATCCATATTTATCATCTAAATATTTTTGTAAGTCATCAGCCATTTTATAGGCCTCCTCTTGTTCCTCGGCTGAAAATACCCCATCTAACCAGAACTCTTGCAATTTCTCGCGAATTTTCTTCATGGCTTCGGAAGATTGTATGGCAGATTTAATACTTTCTATTACCATTTGACGCATCATATTCCGAACCACATCTCGTGCGGTTCTTGCCCGATCTTCCCCGTTTGCCCATGCATCGGCGTAAGCTGTTGCGAAATTATCAATTGCAGATTTTAGATCTTCGCCAAAAATTGCATCTAAGGCCTTTTCCTTATTTTCTTCTATTTGTTTATTTATCTCATCAATTTGATTTTCCCATTCTTTGATTCGTTCTTCATCCGTGTCTTTTTTACTACGCTCTTCTGCTATTTGATTTTGTATCAATATTTTTTGCTGTTCGAGTAATTCATTTTGTTGTTCGATAAGTTCAGAAGCATCTGTAGAGTATGCCTCTTCAACGGCCCCCCCGAGTTCATCATATGATTTTTCGAGAGCATCAATTTGATCTTGTAAGCGCTGAATGTTACGTTCTTTTCGTCGATCTCCGCTGAAAAGGTTTATCAGGCTGGTGATAGCCGACACAGTTCCTTGAATGCCTTGAACAATATTTCCAGATGCGAATCCACTCACAGCTTGTGCTGCTCCGCCTACAGCACCTGCAATGTTGTTAATGGAGGCCGTCGTGTCTTCATCTGCTCCCAATGCTGACGCAATAGAAGACACACCGCTTATCGATGCAGCAACGATGTCAATTGCCTCCGCTACTGCTTGCCAGGCATCTTCACGTAGCTTTACAGCTCGAAGATCATCCCCATCTGCAAGTGCCTTTTTATAAGCCTTGAAGTTTGCCGAAATACTTGCGAATGGATTCTTCCGAGTGGCTATATCTGCTGCTTGGTCAAGTTGATCGGTTACTGTTTTCAGATTGATAGGGTCGAGGTCGGCATCTTGGAGCAGTCTGTTTATGTTGTCAATAATACGCAATATCTCACGGCTCGACAAGGCGTCGAGGTTTTGGAACAGATTAATCCAGTCATCGGTTTTCATCAGTTCGTCCACCTTGATTTGTCCGATTTCCTCTGTTTCATGTTTGTCGATTTGAGGAATAAGGTCGGAGCGGCCGTTCTTTGTTGCTGTTTCCCTGTCTTTGGCGTGTTTCTCGCGTATCTTGGCAATCTTATCCTCCATCGTACCGTATTTCTCGACAATGGTATTTAGGCTGGCCGCAATTTCCGCTTGGTCGATCTTGATACCCAAATCGGTCGCTTGCTCTTTGGTGATATTTCCAGCCTTCAGAGCATCTTCTACCCACTTGCGGAACTCCTCGTATTTGTCTTTTATGCCTTTGATGCGGCGATCTTCTTCCGAGAGCGTGTCATCGGTGATCTGCTTGTATATCTTGTCAAGCTCTTGGGCGTATTTCAGTTCTATGGCAGCTCGGTCATCGGCATTTTTTTGCTGAATATTCGATTGCCTTTCCTGAAAATATTTTGTTTGATCTGCAGTTATGATTCCACCCTGCGCGGCTTTAAGTTTCGATTTATCCTGCTCGAGTTTGTTCATTTCCTCTTTTGTGCGCAAGTCTATTTCGGCCAGCTCTTTCTGCTTGCCATCTTTCAAAATATCGATGCGCGATTGCTGAAGGGCTTTATCATTGGCGAGAATAAGATCGGATAGCTTTTTCTGGGCTTTGGCGGCATCCGTCACCGTTTTGCCCGAAACGCTGTATTGTTTAATTTTCGAATCGTATTCGGCGATTTTGGCGATCAGCTCATTCCATTTCGCTGTCCCTTTCAATGAAACGTCCATCGCTTCGAGAGCTGCCTCCGCCTCCTTCTTCTGTCCTTCCCAATAGGATTTGTTGCGTACTTCTTGGGGCTGTTCTGGTGTTTCGGTATTTGTAGAACTTTGGGGTGTTGGAGCTGTAATACCGAATCGTTTGCGGGCCAAATCATCTGTTTCACGCAGTACCTCTTGTGCTTCAACTATATTCGCTATAAGTTTTGCGACACGTCCCGTATATACTTCAAATTGGGTTGTTAGCCCCAATGCTCCGCCTATTGTTGCTTCAAAATCTTTCAATCCACTTATACGTAATATCCCCGCCGAATTTTGAAGAACTTTTATCGAACCGTCGCTTATGGCTTTTTGTAATTCAACGCCATACTGCGTACCCAATTCATCGCCGTATTTTTTTATAAGTTTGTTGAAAATTTTGTCATAGCTTTTGGTTGCCGTTTGCTCGAACAAATCAGTCTGCTCCCGTGAGAATTTTTCGTATTGACGAGCGTTATAAGATTGCAATATTGCATCAGTAAGACTGTTATATTTTTGAGCGAGAGTTTCAACCGTAAGTGTTTCGGCTTTTAGTCCGGCGTCATATTTACCGAATTTTTCTATTATTTCGTTACGAATTTTGTTATATTCTTCCGTTCCCTCCTTTGCCGCTTGTAATTTCCCTTTAAGCCTGCCTAACTCCGATTGTTCTACTGCCGCAGAACTTGCCGCTTCGGCTATACTGTCATTCAGCTGCTTTTGGGATTTTGCCGCGCTATATATCCCGTCTGAATATTTCCATACGGCGATCCCAATAGCGGTAAGGACACTCAAAGCCAACCCGAGCGGATTAGCATTAAACGCCGTATTAAATAACAACTGTGCATCCTTTGCGGCGGTTATACCTTTCGCCAAATCAAAAAATGCTTTGATATTTGCTGCGGTTACAACTATTTTTTGTGCCGCTGCGGTCAAGATCAATGTTGCTTTGTAGGCACCGTATGCCGATACCAACGGAATTAGAATATCCAATACCTTTTGGTAATTCTCGACAAGTGAAATCGTACCCTTGAGCACACCCGTGATGACGCCTTCCTGCGATTTGCCGAGGTCGTTGAACATCATGTCGAGAGCATCGCCGAGATTGGAGATGAGGCCCGTAATGGTTTTGGATTGCTCCTGCATCAGGTTGTGGAACTTCCCGCCCTCGTTCGTCATGCTTTCAATAGCCTTCTGCACCTCTGGAAAGCCTATTTTGCCTTCCGTGACCATCTGTGAGATTTCCGCGCGGGTCTTGCCGAGTTGCGTTGCCAACTCTCCCGCGAGGTCGATGCCTCGGCTTTGGAACTGCATTACGTCACGCGTGTATAAACGCCCCTGTACGGCCGTCGTGCCGTACAACCACGTGAGGTCTTGCAGGTTCAGTCCCAGACCGGCCGCAACATTACCGAGCCGAGTCAGTGTGTCGGTAATATCCTCTGCTGCGAATCCATATGCGAGAAGCTGGCGGGCACCGCTGGACACGCCTTGCAGGTCAAACGGCGTTTTGGCAGCCAGTTCGACCATTTGTGACATCAACGCATCGGCCTTTTCCTTGCTTTGGAGCAGAGTTGTGAAGGCCACTTCGAGCTGTTGAAACTCGCCACGAGTTCGCGCGATTTGTTTCACCAGCCCCGCAAGCGACACTCCGACGCCGATTTGTCCGAGAGTGGTAGCCAGGCGACGCATTGCAATATCCATACGGTCGGCATCCGTCACGACACTGGACGTTACGGTTTTGGCCGTTTTCTGAAGTTCACGGAACTTGCGAATTGCTTCATCGTTATCTATGACTACGGTAAGGTTTATACTCATAATACGATGACGGTTTTATCTTTATTGATTTCTACCTTTGATCCGCTGATGTTCACGACTTTTATTACGGCATAATTCGAAGCGTTGATTGTGGCCGAGGCTCCATGCATAAGAATGACAGTGTGGACGAAATCTACTCCCGAGGCTTCTATTTCAGCCGACGTATCGCCGACTAAGCAAATGTATTTTCGCTTGTCGAGCCTTATGCATCCGCAATCCACATACATGTTGCAATCACTCACTTCGTTTTTGTGAGCTTGAAATATTCCCAGCGGAGGGAAATTGTTTTTATGGCAAAATTCAAGTCCTTGTGGCGTAAAAAACAGAGAGGTCAGGGAGTGAAAATTTTTCACTTTGTCCAGTCGTTCGCAGGCGCCGAGTGCGGACGCGGATTTTAGGATGTTGTCAAGCATATAAATTATTTCGTTTGTTATCGTTTGCCTCCTGCCATCAGAAGAAGTGTGTTCATTGCATTAGGATCGTTCATGTCAATTATATCGGGAACTTTTGATTGTTCATTGTTGGGAATATTAGTTGTTGATTTACTTTTACAATCCGTTTTTAGAGCGTCGGAAATCATAAGCTGTACGTTAGCCCATGAAATCCCCCAAAGAATATATTCAAGAGTCCAATGATAGCGGTTTATAAGATTATCTATTTGTCCCCAGATACTGCGCCCTCCGTAGTGGCTATCCGCTCCGCTGTTGTTGTTGGGGAAATCATTACCCGCAGCGTTCTTACCAAGCGAATA